TCCGAGGTCCAGTTCCCGCAATACTGCCAGTGACTGATGGCGCTGCAGAGGCTGTTCCCGCCGTAACAAGACGGTTAAACAGCATCATCGAGAGGTCGCCCCCAGAAGTAGTCGTCCCCGGATTGTCGCCTTGGTTCGATAAGCCGGTGAGGCCGGATGCGGTAACCGAGGGCGACGTTATGGACCAGGCGTCTGATGGGGTGCCGACAAACGAAACCAACCAATCATTTACAGTGATTCCCGGGTTGGTATTTAGTGTGATGGAAAACGTAGCGCCCGTGTTGCTTTCAGTTCCACCAAAGGCCCACACGGGTGTCGCCCATGTGTTACCAGCTCCTTTCCTGAGGGCAGTGAGGTAAAGCGCAGAAACGTTATTGGTCGTGTTGGTAATTGTGATCGACTCTGAAGTCGACGCAGCAGTCTTATACCAAACTCGAATTTGGATCGAACCACTATCTACTCCAGCGGCGGTCGTTCCTGTCGTATGGCTACCAAGCTCGGTCCATCCAGCCGATGCGGTCGGGGCATCCGAAAACGGTTTGGTGACATAAGTGGCAAACACTAAATCGCCAGCTGCAATTAAGTTCAGCGTGACGGTTTGCGGGGAGCCGGTCGTTGCCGCCCAGCCCACACCATTCGGATTAGTAATTGCCATTTATAAAAGCGTTAAGAGATTAAAAAATGAGCAGTTGCTCAGCAATACTTAAGGTGTGGTCGGCTGCTTGCTGGTGTAAACGAGCGACGGAAAGTTCACCTGATTACCCGCCGTAATTACTTGCGAACTTGTTTCCTCAGTCACCCAAAGGACCTTACTGTTGGCGGTATCCACAAACGCGATGTGTGAGGCGGCTCCCGTAGCATTGGCGCTCGTGTCGCTTTTACCGGTGGCGCTGGTTAACGTACGGTCATTGCCCGAGGTGCCAAGTGTGAAGTCTGTAGACGTCATAGTTGCTTCGGCCAGGATGGCGGCGTTGACCGTCGAGTATGAGTCGCCAAAGGTGTAAGCGGATATCACCGCAATCTTGTTGCAGTTCGTTTTTATGAAGTTGATTCCCTGATCAAGAACATCCGGGTGAGCGTATTTAGCCATTTGATTTACTCCGTTTCTAATTGAAGGTTGAGATAAAAGTCGGCATCGCTGCCGATTCGGTTACGCAGGACTTCACCAAGGGGGTCTTTGCGAAATCCATGTGATGCTTCGTGTCCCATTCCGATGCCGGGTCGCCCCGGCAGTCCTTTGATGCCCACGACGTGCTGGCTATCAAAAAGCCGTTTACTGGGGTGCAGCCGCCAGAGCGCTAAGTCGATAAAGCGCGGTGTTTGGTGGCAAATTGTTTTTAAGGTCTCAATGGCAGAGCCTGTGATTGCCGTTGAACACAGGCTTGCGTGCGCGCTGTTTTTCATATCCCGCCAGGCTCGGCTAGGGAGGTTGTAGTAAAACGCCCTTCTTTCACCGACGACCTCGGCCGCGCCGCGCATCTCATCGATGGCGCGCAGCCAGTGCGGGCTGTACCAGTCGTCGTCTTCGATGATGGCAACCAGGTCGTTTGAAGACACGACCTCTAAGCCTGCAAGTAGATTGCGCGATTGGGTGTTGGTGCCTTTGGTCCAATAGGGGGTCGGACGAATTACCTCTAGCGTCCAGTTTTCGCGCTCAAACTCAATTGACTGGGCCGCCTGACCGTCATCAACAATGATCCAACGCACTGCGCCTGCGTACGTCTGTCGGGCCATGTGTTGCTGGCAGAGTTTCCAAGCCAGGGGGCGCTCGCCAGTGGTGGTGAGAAGTGTCAGCATTAGGAATTCCTAAAATCATGAATTGCCTGCTCAAGCGGCATCCGCCGAAAGCAAGTAAGCGCTGTGTCGCGTGTGAGGTTGATGACCTCAACACCGTCGTTTTGCAGGTCTTCGGCCAGCTTTGGAAACGCGTTAATCCAGTGTTTGTAGTTTTGGATTTTTGACAGGCCGTGTTCGTGCTGCCCAAACCAGTGCGCTTTGCCGCTGGTACTTGGCTTGCAATCCAGACCTAGTAGAAAAATACGTTGGGCGCCCCACGTCCAAGCAAGGTTAATTGCCTGATAACCGCCATTACCTCCCTGATGGATTACACCTTGCCGCCCCAGGCCAGGCTGGTCAACGCTTCCTATTCGATGAATTCCATAGCGCTCAGCGGTTCGTAGATCTTGCGTCCAGAGTTCGCCTTTGAATCCTTCTTTGACCGTTTGGTAGTGGACATCCCACCAGGCTTTGTCGCAGGCATAGAGGGTGTCGGCGAAAGATGCACGGCGCCAAGTGTCGTTGACGACGATGTACTTCCAGTTCGCGCTTGCAATAAGACCGCAGTCTTCTTCGGTGAGGCTGGGTCCGCTGGCAATAACGGCAACGGTTCGGCCCCACCACCGGCCAGCGTTGCGGTCAAAAGTGGGATTTGCTGTCGAACCTGTTGCGAGGGGTTTACCTTAGCCACCCCCAAACGAACGAATTCATCGGCAATCGGCTTGGCAACTCTCAAACGCTGTTTGCGTGTGATGCTACCAATGCGATTGCTTACGAAATTAGCGGTAGCGACAATGTCGACCATTTCCATAAGCGAGTCACTCCAATAAAAAAGGCCCACCTGCCGCAAAGCAGATGGGCCTTCTGGGTTGGCGTACTTAGATCGAGCCGGAGATAAAGGCCGCTGGGCGATACACGGTCAGCGCGAGACGCTCTTCGCAGAGCAGCGTGGCCATGTTTTTGCGGAAGTTATCCGAATCTTCATAACTGATTTGGACTGCCGCATCCATACGATCCCATATTTGAGCGCCCATGCTAAAGGCACCCACCAGGAACTTTCCTGCGGTAATGCTGTTGGTGGGGATTACCCGTTTACCCCAAAGTTGGGGGCCTGCCATCATGGCGGGATTGGTCCACACGTACATACCGTCACTGGCTTTGGTGAGCTCAATAGCCTCCCAGTCGGCCGGGTTAAGCACAATCGTGTCGGCGGTGTACTCAGACAGTGCCGCTTGAGTAATTGCTCGGCGAAGCGTGTCAATCTCGGTATCACCGACCACATTGCGGTTATAGGCCGTGAAGTTTCCGGTATCAAGAAGGCCACTGATATTGCCCGAGGCGCCATCGCCATTGAGCAGCTGGTCTTCTTCCACCAGTTTCAGGCCATACATTAGGCGGCCGTTTACGTAGGACTGTAGCTGCGGGGCGTCATCCAGTACTTGGCGCGAAACTGGGATGAAGTGGGCAAGCGTCACCACGGGGGCGTTAGCCAATGTGAACGTAATACCCGACTCGGGTTTGAGCACATTTTCAACGGCCGGAGAGACGTACTGGGGGTCGGCGTTATTGGTAAAGACGTTTTCGCGTGTGAACTGCACGAGATTACTCGTAGTGCGGCCCGAAGGCAGTGCATCGCGAATGGTGAACATGCGTTCCGGTTGCGCGATGATGCCCGGTACGCGCATATCGGGTACCAGCGGTTGGTTTTGGCCGGTGGCGTTAATGATCGCGGTCTTTAGCTCCACGCGAGCAAACTTGCTCTGCCCCGCTGCCATGGCTTTAAAGGCTTCCGATTTAACCAGCACTTCGCCTGCAGACTCGGCCCGAGCAGTCTCAGCCAACTCGCGATCGGCAAGTTTGCGCTCAAGCAGCATGGCTTTATCGGTGAATTCGGCAGCCTTGACTGCAATCTTTTCAATTGCGGCTTTGGTCTCTGCTTCGGCCTTTTTGTTGGACTCGATTTCGCCGTTGGCTTTTTCCATCCAAGTTTTCAATTCCTTGGTGGCGGTGATGATATTGGCTTGCGTTTCGGCAAGCGCTTTGATTTCAGTGATTTGATCTGACACGGTGATTCCTTTCAAATTTGGGAATTGACTAAGTTTTCGACGATTTGGCGTCGAAGATCGGTAGGCAGCTCGAACGGTTGGCCAGCCTCTCGCTGGTCAAAGACACGTTTGGCTTGGCGTGCCGTAGCCATAGCCAGTGCTTTTGAAAATCCCCCAGATTCCCTCAAGAAGTTTTCAAAATCACGAATACTGTTTACTGCCTCTAGGGCAGTTTTGACGGTGACCAAATCCACCCGGGCTTCTTCGTCGGCCGGGAAGGTCACGACAGAAATCTCCACCAGCTCGGAGATGTTTTTAATGACGCGCACGCTTCGGCCGTCTTCTTGAACCGACTCGGTATCGCCATCGGAGAGACGAAATCCAATTGAAAGACCGTCGATGGTGCCGTGTGCAAGCGAAGCCCGTACCGCATCTGCGGTGGGGTTGCCTGAGGTGAGTTCGCCATCGGCTTTAAGCCCCACATCGTCTTCGGAAATATCAATCCACTTGCCAATCGGGAGATCCCAGGCCTTATGGTTAATAAACATTTTGGGCATGCGGACTGCGCCAGATTGGATTTGGCGTAAGACCGAGTCGTAGGCTCCGGGCAAAATTCTGTCGCCGTAAGAGTCCAGGCCGTTGAACACCGACGCATAACCGGAGAACTTGCACCCCAGTTGTTTGTCGTCGTTGGGTTTAAATTTAATGTCGCAGTTACTGAGCGACAGGGTCTTGCGCTGAAGCATTGGTAGCTCCTGTGTTGGGAAGCTCACCCAGTCGGGTAAGCGGCACGAGATTGGTCTGGGCGGTGAGCAGCTCGCCACCTTCTTGCGGTGGTAGGTTTTCTAACTGCCGCCATTCGTTTCGGGTCATTAAGCCGTTTTGCACGGCCTTCGCACCTGCATCAAGACGCTCGGCGAGCGAGCCACGCAGGATGGCGTCTAATGA